GTAACTGATAGTAAGCGACCACTTGCTACTGTTCCAGTGAAATCTTCGTCCCAGATACTAACAATGTCGCCTAAACGCAGATTAAAGCCATTAAAGCTCATTTGGAATCGTGCAATCTTTGTTTGGTTCAGTTCAGTTTCGATAAACCATTTAGCATTGCGGATCGCTTGGCCTTCGCTAGTCACTCCAAAACATTCGATATCGGTTTCTATATAACCGTATCTTTCGATCTTATCTTCGCCAGCGGTTACTGTTGTGATTTGTGTTTTATACAAATTATTTTTATCAATATATTTTGCATTAACAACAGTTCTGCGACTTTGTATCGGTGTTTCCACTATGTTAAACGAACCATTTAACACATTCGAGTTTGTAAGGATTCTAACCGGGCTCGCAGGCCGATCTTGCTGTAATCTATATAAAGGACCTTCGCGCAAAAGAATTGCGTTAAAAGTTCCAGCAATTTGCTGAATGACTTTTACTGCATCTTCTTGGTTCATTATTTGTGTGTTGAATGTAAAACGTCTTTCGACACCGCCTTTGCCGTCATAAACAAATTGATCGTTATATACACCAGCATCGTAGAAACTATAAAGATCGATTTCGTTTTCGTTAACATAATCACCCATACCGTAACGACTGTTTGTTAACAGATCAAAAAGGATCCACGCAGGGTTATTAGTCCATGCTAATTTAAAATCGCCAGCCCAAATACCGGTGTATTCGCCTGTTTCAGGATTATAGTTGCTAGGCACACGACATTTAATACCGCGTGTTAAATAGGCTCTATCTGGGATTCGCCCGCCAACTGCTTTTGCGCTAACAGCAACACCTGCATATGCAATATCGTTGTATGGTAATTTAACATCTTGGATTTCAGTGATACCACCGACAGATGTTTGATTTCTTATGTTACTTTTTGTAGCGTCGTCGGTAATTCGTCGAACTCTAACACTCCAAAGGCCAGTAGTGCCAGGACGTTCGACTCGATACGTGCGGCCAAAACTGCTAGTAGTTTTGCCTTCGATTGTGTATGAATTGAACATCGAATACACACCGCCTTGTAATGCAGTATCAATCGCAAAAGTAACAGTCGAGCCGTTTAAGTTGCCGTTGGAAGTATTTTGTTCAGATAAACCATTTGGTAACGTGATAGTAACTTTAACAGCATCTATTTCCGCATCACTTACTGTATAAGTGAAAGAAGTGCTAGTTGTAAATTCAGCCCCGAAATCGTGAATTGATTCGGCGGCCGGAAATCCTGCCATATACTCTTGGTCAGGTAAACCATTTCGTAATTCGATAGAAATATTTTCGTAGTTGTTTGTTCCATCGGCAGTTTGTATAGGTGTATTATCAAAATAAACACCTTTAAGGCCTCCGACGATACCGTCGATTTCACCTTCAGAAATAACTTCTAAGACTCGGACTATGGTATCGCTTTGTAATGTATTTGGGGCTTCGACGGCACCGCCGCCTCCACCACCTTTGCCTCCACCGCTACCATAAATGCTCGGTATATTTTTTTGTTCGTTCATTGATATGTGCACCTCGTGATGCACATATTTAGCGATTAATGAAGTTTGTTTGCTGATCTATGATCTATGATCGACAATTGATCAAGCGGTCATAATATCTGTTGCTTCGGAACCGATTGAAATAACAACTGAACCTGCAAGAATTTCACCATAGACTAGCGGTAATGCAGTTCCAGGTCGAGTAACGTTTGTTGCTCCGGAAAAGAAGAAACTTTCTTTTTGCTCTGCGCCTACTGAACCGTTATTTGTGTCAGGCTTTGGAGATAATTGTGCAATCACATATCCGATTGCAACTTTTAATGCAATCGAAGTAACAACAAATGCTAGTGCCATACCTGCATAAATCACTGAAGCACTAAATCCAGCAGCAACTAATTGGCCGCCGACCCACATAGCAGCAGCCGTCTCTAATCCCGAGCCGTTTACGCTAGGGATAATATGCAGTTCTTCGCAGTTAAGCGGAAAAGCGATAGTTTGTTCGTTTAAGCACTGCTTATCATCGCCTGTTTTTTTGATTATATAAACTTCAGTGCAAGTTTCAAATTGCTTTCTAAAATCAGGAATAATGCTCGATAGTGCACCGTAAATTTGATACCAGTTGTTTAACTCTAAATTTATTTCTTCTTTATATAAATCTTTTAAATTGCCGTGTAGCACTATTTTCATTTGTTCACCTTACTTTCGTGCCTATAGCACTTTTCTATATACTTGCCCCACTTTGCTAAAGAATCATATCCAGATAGTCTATGGCTCAACTGATGTATAATCTCATTTGTTCCAGTTACTACAGCACAGTGATTAAGGACAGGGCTAACAACTCGCATAAGAACAATATCACCTATTTGGATATCGTTTTTGCTAACTTCTATAAACCCTTCACTTGCTATTGCTTCGTCAGAATAAAGATTCTTTTCATTTAACCACCAACAGTAGTCTCTTGGATAATTGCGCATTGTGATATTATGATTGAGACGATAGTAGTCTCTCCAAATCGAATAACAATCGTGTTTTCCATGAATAAATTCACGACCTTCTAATGGTTCGATTACATCTTCGTTTAACCACAAAATATCACTAACTTCTTGGCCGTTAGTAGCAACAATCCCAAATGGGACTTGTATAGAAATCCAACAAGCCAAATCTTTCCCGCTAGGAGTTCTTGGATCTAGTCTAGGAAGCTGTGTTAGTGCATTATGTGAATGCAACACTGCATTGAGCCTATTTTCTGTATATGCATCTGCATAATCCTCGATTGCTACTTTAAACTCATTGGCTGCATTTTCTGCAATATTTTTTACAGGAATAACTTTCCCATCTATTACTAAAGCAACTGCTTCATTTGGATAGCAATCGAGCACATGCTGAACAAATACTCGATGTTCTTGTTTGTTTATCATCTATAACTACTTCCACCAATACCAGGAAATAACTTCTTTAAACACTGCCGTCTCGGAAGTCTTAGTTGTGCTCGTTCTAAGCCGGTGCATAACTCAAATGTAATAAACTGTTTATCTTGGCCGGTTTTTTGCGAAATATAAAATACATCCACTAACCGCTGTGTTGAATCTGGAGTAGAACCTGTATCTAAGAATGTTTCAAATGTTCTTATACGTGTAACTTTTGCTCCGACAATATCTCCTAATGCAATCACAGCCCCTAGCAATACTTTATTAACATTGCTGATTTGTAAAGTAGGTCTCGGCTGTGACCCGTCAGAACTTTCATTTAATCCACTGAAGTGTATAGGAACCAATTGATAGTCTAAGCCGCCAAATGGGATGTATGACCCGCTTGTTGGGATCGAATTAGTGAATCTATAAATCGAACCGCCAAACGCTGTGCAATCTAATTCAAACAATTCTATATACGCCGGTAATACGGCCTGTTGTAAAGTATTGGCTAATTGTGTCATACTAAGGTAGTGCTCCTTGCAGTGAAAGAAATATTTCTATAAATCTTGCTTGTATTTAAGTAACTAATCACAGTCACTGTCGATTGTAAAGAATCAGGAACCATCTTCCATACTTGCTCAGTCTCACCATAAGGAGAGAACTTGAATTTACTAGCACCTCGCAGACCGCGTAAAAAATTCATCACAATATTGTATTCAGTCGGTAACAGGTTTTTATACATAACTGTTACCTCGCGAATTTCGTTATTGATACCATCGGGTGCAGTTTGAGAGTATCCATCACCGAACTCGGCATTGAGGATACGATACTTGTAGGTGCTCGATTGATCTTCACTAATGTATTGTTGTAACGGTAAAGTTTCTATAGCCATTTTATTTCCTTATTTTATACCCATTGGGTTTAGCGAACCGCCAAGTCTTTGTTGCTTAACAATTTCTTGCTGTGCAATTGCTCGCATAACTTTTTCAGCAACAATTTGACCGGTTTGTTCGTTGTTTTGACTTCCTTGAACAGTTACCGCAACTTCATAACGCCTTTGATCAACATAAGAACTTCCAGCACCTGCGGCTTGAATACCTAACTTACCATTGATTCTTGTTAATGGAAAAACTCCTTCGACGCCTGCTTCTCCCATAAGACCTGTTCCGCCGTTCGCCATTGGGAAGAATGTAGGCTGACTTACTAAAGCGCCGCCATTAGCAAAAGGCACTAGTTTTCCTGCATTAAATACGTTTCCGTTAGCACTTGCGGTTGTCGGGCCACCTTGTGAACTAATAAACATCTTTCCGATTGTAGCAATCCAACTAGTCTCACTACTAGCCATCATATTAGCTCCGCTTTGAAGACTATTAAAGATCATTTGTTTTAAAATCATCTTTCCAATTTCTGCCAAAAACGCTCTAGACATATCCGCAAAACTAGACTTTGCTCCGCTTGCAAATCCAATAAAAGCATCGGTCATCTTCGATGCGGCAGAATCTAATGTAGTAGAAAGATTGATAAACTGACCTTCGAGAGACTTAGTAACTCCGCCTGTCTCTTCAATTTTCTTTTTTAAATTATTAAAAACTTTTTCATAATCTTTTTCACTAAATCCGTCGAAGAAACCTTGTTCTTTAAGAATTTCCATCTGCTTTCTTAGTTCTTCTGTTTGCGCAGCAATAGCAGCCGGTGTTTTCATTAATTCAGCAGTTGCTTGATCTTGAACTAATTGCAACTCTTTTTTAATTTTGAGTTGTTCATTAAATGTGCGAATCTTTTCATTCTCGGCACTTAACTCTTCTTGTAGCTTGTTAATTCGAGGATTAAGTTCGTCTTCAGGTCCGCGAGGAATACCTAATATACCGGCCTGTGAACTAAATTGCTTTGGTCCAGGTTGTATATTGTTTAGTTCATCTGCCAATCGAATAGTTTCTAATCTCGCTTCTTCGAGTTTCTTTTTAA